GAACCGATGACCGATGTGGGAGCCGACCTCCTGCAACAGCGAAACGCATTGAGCAGCCCGCGGCGATTGCACGCAGCCCGCGGGCGAGACTGGGACGAACTGAGCAGCGAGATTGTGGACGACAACGCAATGGCGATTGAAAAAGCCATCGTAAAAGCTGCCGACCTGAACACGCGATACAAAGAGCAAAACGTCAACATCCACTGGCGCGAACTGATTAGCCTTCCAACCCCTGACGGCGTACAAATCGCCTTCCCGCAACCGCAAACCGAGCAGGACAGGGACACGGAGTAAACAATGGCCGACAACGCTTGCCAAATCCTGATTGAAGCCAAAGGCGATACCGCCGAAGTGCTGGTGTACGACCAGATCGGCAAGTCGTTCTTCGACGAAGGATTGACCGCGAAAGCGTTTGCTGAAAACCTCAAAGGGCTTGGAAAAGGCATCAAGACGATCAACGTCCGCATTAACAGCCCTGGTGGGAGCGTCTTTGACGGCACGGCAATTTACAACACGCTCCGCAATCATGGCGCGAAGGTCGTGACGCATGTTGAGGGCGGCGCCTTGTCGATCGCTTCGCTGATTGCGATGGCTGGCGATGAGCGGCGGATGGCGAAGAACGGCTATCTGATGATTCATGACCCCATGAGTATCTCGCGGGGGCGTGCGGAGGATATGCGAAAAACTGCCGACATGCTCGATAAGGTCAAGGCAACGCTGGTTGACACCTATTCGTCACGTAGCGGCCATGATTCAGCGGACATTGCCCAAATGATGAGCGCCGAAACATGGCTCAGTGCAACGGATGCCAAAGAACTCGGGTTTGTGGATGTGATTACGGACGAAGCGAAGACGGTTGCGGCGTTTGATCCGCAGATGTTCGCTAACGTGCCAACCGAATTATTGAATACCTTTACCCCAAAGGAGCCTGCGATGAGCACGCCCGAAGCACCAAAGCCCGCAACCCTCAAGGAACTCAAAGCCGCCTGCCCTGGCGCGCCGGCCACCTTCCTGATGGCACAGCTTGACGCCGAAGCCACGGTCAATACCGCTCAATCGGCATGGATGACTACGCAGAATGAAGCCATTGCCAAGTTGCAAGCCGACCTGGAGGCCGCCAAGGTCGCGCCGAAGCCGCTGCCGACTGCGGGCGTCGATCCGCTGCCAGTGACCAATGACAGCGAGCCGCACGACGCCGGTGATTTCTGGTCAGTCGTCAACGAACACGTCAAGGCCGGAATGCCCAAGGCCAAGGCAATTTCCAAAGTCGTTCGCGAGCACAAGGCGCTCCACACCGCGATGCTCGCAGCCAAGTAAACCCACACACAACCAGGCATTTTGGAGAGCTTTACCATGAGCCAACGAGACGACACCGGCTTCAAGACGTTCGAGGCCGACGAAGCCATTACGCTCTATTCTCGCGTCAAGCTGGACAGCGACGGCAAGATCACGATGGCAGGACTTGCCGACAAGAGCATCGGTACGCTCCAAACGAAGCCAGCATTGGCCGCCGGAGACCTTGTGCCGGTCAAGCTGCGAAGCGCGGCAGGAACGCACAAGGTGCGGGTGAAAGAAGCCTGCGACGCCGGAGCATTGCTGTACAGCGAAGCAGACGGCGAGGTGCAGGATTCCGCCATCGAAACGGCATTCGTGGAAGGCACGGCGCTCGAAACGGCTGGAGCCGAAAACGATGTAATCGAGTTTCTCTACAACAACGCAGGCGATACGGCAGTGCCGGGCGCTTAACGAGACCCCGAGTCGCTGGGGGTGGCGGTGGCCACCAAAACCCCCGGCTTTTTCATACGTGACTTGACTCGGGGAGAGTTAAGGAACGTAACATGCCCACTCCTTCGTCGGCGCTTTCGACGCTGCGACCGGAAATTGCTGGTAGCCTGGTTGAGTTTGACCTCGCAATGGATCGCAACGGTTTCGTTTGGAACCGGGTGCTGCCAGTGTTTGAGGTTGCCAAGAGCAGCGGCACGTTTGGCCGCATTCCAATTGAGCAGTTGCTCCAAAACCGCGAAACCAAACGCGCCCCAGGTGCGGGCTACGCTCGCAGCAACTTCACTTTCACGACTGACAACTTTGCCACTGAGGAGCACGGTGCGGAGGAGCCGGTCGATGACCGCGAAGCCGAGCTGTACAGCGACTTCTTCGACGCTGAAGTTGTCGCCGCCCAGCGGGCGATGGACGTGGTGCTGCGAAATGCGGAAAAGCGCGTAGCCTCGGCCATCTTCAATACGACCACCTGGAACGGTGCCGCACTGACTACCGGCATTTCCACGGAATGGTCAACGGTGGCCTCGGCTGCTCCGATCACCGATGTCAACGCCGCACGCAACAAGGTGTGGGACGGCAGCGGCGTGTGGCCGAACGCCCTTATCATCACGAAGAAGGTGTTCTTCAACCTGCGGAATTGCACCCAGGTAAAAGATGCCATTGCAGCCAGCGGGGCGGGATTTGCCACTCGCCAGACCGACATCAATGAGGCGATGCTGGCCAGCGTCTTCGATCTGGATTATGTGATTGTCGCAGGCAGCGGCAAGAACACTGCCAACGAAGGGCAAGCCATCAGCATCGCGCCTATCTGGGATGACGAGTACGCGATGGTCTGCCGCGTGGCCACCTCCAATGACATTCGCGAGCCTTGCATCGGTCGCGTGTTTCACTGGGGCCAAGACGGTAGCAGCGTGATGGGCACGGTCGAAAGCTATCGAGATGAGACCGTCCGCAGCAACATCATCCGTTGCCGCCACGATGTTGACGAGAAAGTCCTGTACCCAGAGCTGGGCCACCTGCTCAGCAACGTCACGGCGTAAACATGGCCGATTTGATTGCCAGCATGATGCCATACATGACGGCTGCGATGAGCGGCAACGCCTCGCAGTCCGTCACCATCACCCGCGGCGGCCAGTCAATCGGCAGCAGTGTACTCGCCACTTACGGCGCGACCACGTTTGAGCAGGATACGGAAACCGGCATCGTCCGCTGGGAGGCGAAAGACTTCTTAATCCCAGCGGCGAGCTACACCCTTGCGAGCGTGGCAGTAGAGCCGCAGCGAGGCGACAAGATAACCGACGCCAACGGCAATACATTCGAGGTGCTCGGAGACAACGGGCTCCCACCGTTTCGATATACAAATGGGCATCGTGTGATGCTGAGGATTCATACCAAGCAGGTGATAAGTGGCTGAGACCAGCCGGAGCGAGAAAATCGCTAGAGCGGTGGCAAGCGACCTCGGCAAGGCTCAATTGTCGATGTCGTTCGCTGCGAAGTATGACCCGATGCCGGAATTTGAACTGTCAGACCTTTCGACTCTTCGGCTAACGGTTCGCGACATCGGACAGCAATCGCTCGGACGATCAACACGAGGAAGCACAAACTACGAGTACGCGATACAGATTGCGACGCTGATTCACATTGACACCTCGCTATCGCAGGTGATGTCGAGACTGAAGCGACTAGCGGAAGAGATCGCAGACTACTTTATGGAAGTCAGTCCGACCGGATGTGACGAAACAATTGACAGGGTAGAAGTGGCCGAGTTTGGGACCGACGAAAACTTACAGCAGCGCGGCATGGGACGTTTTGTGATGTCACTGGTGTTCTTTGGAGAACGGGAATACCCCGACAGGTAATGGCCGCAAAAGACAAATTTGGAGTCGGCTACGAAATCAAAGACATGTTCTTTGATCGCGTGAAAGTTGAGCGGCTTATATCGCGCGACGGGGCTAAATTCCTTAATAAAGTTGGGGCGTTCATTCGCATTACCGCTCGCCGGTCGATGCGAAGCGGCGGAAAGAAGCGAAAGCCGTCTCAGCCCGGAATGCCGCCGCGGTATCACACAAAACACGATGTAGCAACGCTGCGAAACATCCTGTACGGGTACGACGCATCGCGTCAGTCGGTCATTGTGGGGCCGGTGAAGCTGAACAAAAAGCAGTATTTAGGCGGAAAATTGTCCGCCGGCACGATCCCGGCACTGCACGAATTCGGCGGGACGGCTGGTATCCGAGAAAGAAAAACACCGTTTGGAAAATGGGTTCCTGTTGGTCGCAAAAACCGCGGCGGTGCAACGCGAGTAAGAACGGCTCGCTATCCAGCAAGGCCGTTTATGGCTCCGGCACTTGCGAAGGCGCAGGAGCGTTTCCCGGTTCTATGGTACGGCAGCGTGTCAGCGGCATAGCTCGATTACACACCCTCTCTGGGAGCAATAAATCATGTCCAAAGTAATGGGATTTCAAGGCGAAGCGTTCATCGGCACCGCTGGCAGCACGGCAGCTACTCGCCTGACAAACTCGCGCGACCTTGGGTACACCTTTGACAATGAGACTGGCGAAACGACGGTTCGCGGAAACAGTGACGCTCCGCCAATGTTTTCGGAAGCGGTCACTAAGCGAGTGGCTGGTGGAACCATTCAAATGGTTCACGATACGACCGACACCGCACTCGAAACCATGCGAGTTGCTGCATACGCTGGAACTGC